GACGTACACCGCGTCTCCGTGCGATGCGCCCAGCGGTGGGCCGGACATGCTTCCGCCCGGGATCGAGTAGACGACCCGGTACGGGTAGACGAGCGGCTGATTGAGCGGCGCTTCCGGCTTCCCGTCGCCGCACTTCTGGCCGGCAGGAAGCCTGCTGTCGATCAGCGCGATCAGCCAGTCGGTGACCGCGCTGCGGTCCGGTGTCTGGCTCATAGCCCGAACCACCCCAGCACCATCGCGTCACCGGCTGCCTCGAACTCCGGGGCCGTCTTGTCGAACGCGGGCCGGGCGTGCGGGTACGGCGGCTGGTTGTAGACCCGGCCGAGGCTGTCCGCGCCGTGGAACCCGAACTCCAACCGGCGTCCCTGCGGCGACGACGTGCCGACGATCGCCGTTCCGCCGCCCGCCACTGAGCGGTACTCCATTGTCCAGGAGCGCCGGTAGTCGCCGGTGATCGCGCGCGGACCGGGACGTCCGGACGCAGCGGCCATCACCCGGGTGCGCAACAACATGCCGTAGTGCTTGACCAGCTTGGCCATGTCGTCGTTCGCGCGCTTCTGCGCCGACGTCAGCATGTAGCTGACGTTCTCCACGCCGAGCAGTTCGAAGTGCGCCGCGGTCACAGGTCCACCGCCTTGCGCCGGTCGGCGAGCACCGAGTACTGGATGCCGAACGTCTTCAGCATGGTCTGCCGCAGCAGGTACTGAGCCCCGACCATCTGCGGCATCCGCAGCGCATCGGTGCAGATGATCAGCGCGCCCTCGGGGAACCCGCTGCCCGGGACGCCGCTGAGCGGGAAGTCGATCTTCGTCCCGACGACCAGCAGCGCCAGTCCGCCTTCGGTGGTGCCGGACCCGCCGCCGCGCGATGACTGGCTGGTGATGTCCTTGAATTTGGCCGGGCCGTCGTACATCTTCGTGCCTCCGGTCGGCAGCACGAGCCCGCCGGTGGTCTGGCTGTAGGGCATGGTGTCGACGGCGTCCGGGGAGTAGACGACGGCGTTCTCCGTCATGAACTCCTCGACTTTACGAGTTGGTCCCTCCAGGTTGATCGCCACGTGCCCACCCCCTCAGCACCGTCAGCGCCGCGTCGGCGAAGTTCTCCTCAGGCCCGAACTCCAGCACACTGAGGACGGCCTTGTTGAGCTCGTTCGCGTCGATCGCGCCGAGGAACTCCTGGACTGCCAGGAAGGGATCGGCGGGGACTTCGCGGACGACGTGTACGACGCCCTCCAGCGCAAGATCTTCGACGGGCTGATCCCCGAACTCCAGGAACACCTTCGGGGCCTGTCCGGATGTGCAGTCGACTGAGACCCGGGTGGCATCGGTGATTAGCTGCTCGTGCTCTGCGCCGCCGATCAGCACGGATGGCGCCTTGTACGGGCTTCCCCAGGCGATCCGGATGGGCTGCGGCTCGGCGTTCATGGCGCCCATTATCGGCGCCGTCGGCGTCTGGTGGGGATACGAACATCGCCGCGGCGCGCAGCAGCCAGCGATTCCCCTGCATTTGCACGTGCAGCAGAACGTGCAACCGGAGCCGGCGCGCGCAGCGCCCTGCGGCGATACCGGCGCGCTTCCTGGGCCCGGCTGCGTTCCCGGTCGGCTGCGGTGTTGTCCGTGACCTGCTCGGAGGTGACATGCGAGCTTGCCTGTTCGGCGTGTGCCTTGGTCTGCACGTCCGGGCGGGCTCCGTACGATCTACGGCAGTTCGGATGACTGAGTGGGTACCGCAGTGCGGTCTCCTTGTCCACGATCATACCGAGCGCTTTGCGTCGGTCCTGGTGACTGGTCAACCCACAACTGGACCCGTCGAAGCATTCCCAGTACGTGACCCCGAGCACTTCCTGGGCCTCCAGGCTGCCGAGGTTGTACGCCGTACCGGTCTTCGTCCGGACCAGCATCTCGGCGTACTCCTTCAGACCGTGCCGCGATCCGTCGGCGTACCGGATGGCGTGGATCTGGTGCTGTTCGAGGATTTGCGTCATCCGCTGCCCGGCATCGACGGCGGTCTGGCCTTGCGTCAGCTTGGCCAGCACCTGGTCGCGGCCGATCGCACGGATCAAGGTTTTTGTCGTACGCCGGACGTAGCGTGTGGACTTCAGCAACTCATCCATCGTGTCCGTAGCGATGCGCGAGATGGCCTCGTGCGGGAGCAACGTCCAGACCGCAGCAGCCGATTGCGACAGCTCGGCCGCGCCGGCCGCAGCGCCCATTGCGTACGGGCGAACCAGCTCGGTGGCAACCCACTCGCGGGTCTTTGCGTCAAGCTCCAGCATCCGGTCTTCAATCGCGCGCTGCAGCTCAGCCAGCCGCCGTTTCTGGCGCCACTTTAGCGGGTCGGCGGCGATCTGGGCCTGCGCCTCGATGATGCTGTCCCAGGCCGAGGCGTACGCCTTCAGCAGCGGATCCTCGATCGCCGCAATCGCGGTCTTCGGCTGCTGGGTGGGCATCAGCGCCCGTACCAGTAGCCGTGTGTCGGATGCCGTTCGACGTCGGTCGCGTATAGCCGGGATCGCGGGTAGCCGTGGCGCCACCGGTCATCGGCCGGGGTGGCGCTCGTCATCACGGACTGACCCGGTACGCCGGCTTCCTGCTCGGCACGCGACAGCAGCTTGGTGAGGAACGCTACGTTGGCCGAGCCGTCCTGGGAGTACTCGCCGGCGATGTTGTAGCTCAACGGGTTGTTGAACGGGTCGGCGATGTTGGCCAGCCGCTCCCGCAGGGTGTCGACCACGACCAGGAGCAGCGTGCCGCGGCGGTCGTAGATCTCCTGCAGGGAATCGACGTAGGCCGCGTTGGTGTCGGCGTTGACGATGGAGCCGAGCCACGTGCGCAGATACGCCAGGTCGTCGTCGGTGAGCGTCGCCATGAGTGCCTCCGGCACTGCGGGGCAGCCCAGTCCTGGGAGGAAAGTAGGACCGGGCTGCCGTTCGCGGGTGTGTTACTCCGGGGTGGAGTTGACCGTGCTCTGACCCGGTTCGTTGATCGCCACGTCCGTCGGGTTGGTCATGACCGGACCGGGAACGCTCGGCAGCTTGCGCGTACCGAGCACCGTCGGGTACTGGGCGTTCGGCACGACCGCCGAGCTACCGGCGGGCTTCGAGCCGGCCGAGGGCAGGCCCTTCAGCTTCGGCGTGTTGGTGAGGTTGCGCCCACCGCGTCCCGGGCCGGCCATTACTGGCCGCCGCCCTGACCCTGCTGCGCCGCCGCGGCCTCAGCCTGCCGCTGCGCCTCGGCGTCACGCGCCGCCTGCAGGGCCGCCTCGTCGTCGGCCTGCTTCTTGGCCGCCGCGCGCTGAGCCGCCTTGCGCTCGCGGTCGGCCTTGCGACGCGCCTCGGCCTTCTCGTCNNGTCGGTGCTGGCCTCGTCGGTGTGCTCGTCCTTGACCTGCTCCTGCGCCCAGTCCGGCAGGTCGTCGTCCGGACCGTAGGTCTCGGAGAAACCGCCGTCCGGGTGTGTGTACGTGTAGTAGCCGTTCAGCCTCGCCATGTCCGCATCTCCTTGATGTGCTGTTGCCTGACCAGTGCCCGACGCCGAAGCGCCGGGCACTGGTTACTCAGGCGACCGTCGCGGTGAACGTCAGGTCCGGGTTGGCCAGGACCGGAAAACCGACCGCAGTGGCCAGCGTCCAGGTGGCAACCGGGTCCATCTCCTTCATCGGGACCGCGACCATGCCGGGGGCCTGGTCCTGGTCGATCAGCTGCGCCTCAGCCAGTTCCAGCGCCTCGGCGGTGGTGCCGAACAGCGTCGCACCCAGCGGCTCGTTCGGCGGCGGCATCATCACCAGCTTGTTGACCGCGATCGGCCGGGTCTGCGTACCTGCTACCCGGATGGTGGTGTCGTACGCGATGACCGGCGGCAGACCGAACGCCAAGAAGATGTTGTTCACCGTGTCCACGGTGATGATGCCCGGCGTACCGCCGACACCGGCCGCGTAGGCCCGGACCTTCGCCGACTGCATCAGGTAGCTGATGACCTGCGTCGAGGTCAGCACGTACGCCGGAGC